AGATACTTGCCTTTGCTTCTAACTCGTTGTTCCCATTTAAGAATTTGCAAATATGGTTTGTCATCCACTTGATAACGGATTGCTAACTCTTGTCTGACAAGTGACTGCAAATGGCTGTCAATTTTATCTAGTTTTACGCTATCTTTTAATGGATAGCAGCGTGATTTAAGTATTGGAAGCCTGGCATCCATACGACCAAAATCATCACTAACCACTAACAACCGATAAAAAAAGACTTCTTCTTCAGGTGTAAGGCCGTCTATTGCTGAGGAATCAACAATACCCTCTTTTAGTAACCTATTCGGCATAAAATTTAGTACCTTTTTCATATCTGTATTGAAAATGTTTGCAATCTTCAGCATCGCCCCATTCAAGCATTAATTCGTAAGGTATTCCAATAGCGCCACCTATAAACCAAGCAAATTCATGCCTACTGTATGGGCCATCCATGTGGGCATAAGAACAAACTTTTTTTAAAAAATCTTCCATAGAATGTTGATGTTCATGGCAATTTTCGCAAAGTACAGCAAGTTGTTTAGGACTGTATTCCCAAGGTTCACGACCTTTAAAATATTCCTTGTGGTGAACATTTAAAGTTGATTCGCCATCACCACATCGCTCACAATGAAAATCAGCCTTTTGCATAGCCTCAAGCCTGAGTTTTTGCCATCTAGGGTCTTTTAACTTTTCCCAATATGCACTCATATCAGTCCTTTGCAAACAAGTCTGGTCTAAGCATTTCCTTAGTCAAGCGACCTTCTGATAGTTCTAAAATGCGTTTTAAATGCTTTATTGGCACTCTGCCCCTATCAGCCCAGTTGTAAACAGCAGATGGTCTTATTTCTAAATGTTCTGCTAACTGCGTAATACTGCCAAATTCAGCTTTTATTAAATTTAATTGGTGCATAAATCCTCCTTTTCCACACTCTACCACAAAATGAACAAAAGTGTTGTATTAGGGAAACTCCCTATAAAATAATTGAATTAAAGTAGAACATTAGTGTATAGTGGAGTCTAGTTCAACAGTAAAGGAGTAAGTGATGAAACCAACAGTATTTGATGTACTTTGCGCCTTAGTTTTGGGTGCAGTCTTGGGCGCGATGTTTGCGATGGGTGTTTAATATGAACAGCCACGATGCGTATTACGAGCCTGAAGATGACTACACGGACTCTGACGAGTTCCAATGCGAAGTCGCAGAACTAATGAAAGACGAGTACAACCCTTGCAACTGGGGTAATTTCTGCGAAGCGTTTGAGGGTGTACAAGACCCCGAAGTTGTAGCCCAATTAGAAGAACTGTTAGAAAAGCGTGACTTTATGGCTTTAGGCCGTAAGTTATGGAATATGTCGTATGAGTACCAAGAGCGTTTTGCCACAGATGCAGTATTAGATAACCAATAAGGAGTAAGTGATGTCATATTTAGAACTACGCAAGATTAATGTAAACGAACACACAGAAAAGAAGGGTAAATTTACCTACCTTTCATGGGCTTGGGCGGTTGACCAACTGTTACAAGCAGACCAAATGGCAACATGGGAATACAAGTCACCTATGCAGTTTGGCGATACTTTGATGGTATTTTGCTCAGTTACCGCATTTGGCAAGACTATGACAGCCCAATTACCTGTCTTAAATGCCCAAAACAAAGCCATTGCTAATCCTGATGCGTTTGCGGTCAATACTGCAATGCAGCGTTGCCTGGCTAAAGCGATTGCTTTACATGGTATTGGGTTATACATTTATGCCGGTGAGGACATTCCTACTGAAGAACCTGTAGATTTAACCGCAGAATCGAATTTATGGGTAGATTCAATCAAGAATTGCACCACCATTGACGAACTAAAGTCTACATACGGTAAGGCATACGCAGTACTAAGTAAGGACAAAAACGCAGTCCAAATCATTGCAAACGCTAAAGACCTAAAGAAAGTGGAACTGACATGATTGAACAAGGCACACCTGAATGGCATGAACTCCGCAGGGGCAAAGTAACCGCTTCTAGGGTAGCTGACATACTTGCAAAGACAAAGACTGGGCCTTCAGCGAGTCGGCAAAACTATCTGATTGAGCTTGCCTTGCAAAGAACTACCAAGACCATAGAAGAATCATATACCAATGCCGCGATGGAATGGGGAACTAATACCGAACCCCAGGCTAGAGTTGCATACGAAGTCAAAACAGGTAATTTTGTAGACCAAGTGGCATTTATTGACCATCCTACGATTGAAGGGTTTGGATGTTCACCCGATGGATTAGTTGGCGAAAACCTTATTGAAATCAAATGTCCTAACTCTGCAACCCATTGGGAATACTTTAAGGCCAAAGAACCACCTAAAAAGTACTTTATTCAGATGCAGGCTCAAATGGCGGTGACAGGGGCTAAGTGGTGCGACTTTGTATCTTTCGACCCAAGGATGCCGGAACGCAGTCAACTCTTGATAGTTAATGTCCCTAGAGATGATGTGTTTATATTAATCATGGAATCAGAAATAAAGCAGTTTTTAAGTGAAGTAGATGCAGAAGTAAAACTTATGGAGAATCAATAATGGCAATTCAATATTTTGTAAAAGCAGCCGTATCAGAGTACGAAGATAAAAACGATGGCAAGATGAAAAAACGCTATCAAAGTATTGGCGTAATCATGGACACTAAACATGGCCTTATGCTAAAACTTGAAACATTACCGTTGTTTGCTCTAAAAGAAGGCGGTTTAATTGCTTATTTAAACCCACCTGAAGATAAAGCAATCCCTACGCAACAGGTCAGTAAAGAATTTAAGGAAGATGTGCCTTTCTAAACAACGGGGCGAAAGCGGATGCTAGACCATAGGCGTAAGGTTGTTATACAGCCGCCATGTATGCGTATAACAGGGTAGCAATAGTGCAGCGAGTAGCCCCACCTAATAGGAGTAAGTGATGAAAGAACTGATTATTTTTTTAGTAGGATTTACCATTGGCGGTTGGGCCGTGCAATCAGAAGCCCAAACCTATGTCATAACTAACCCACAAGGTTATAGTCAAGGAACTGTACAAGTTCAAGGCAACCAGGCGCAAGTCGTAAACAATGCAGGCTACATAACCCAAAGTTTGACGGTTTACCCCAACCAAATTTTAACCCCACAAGGTTATGCTATTGGAACGCCTAGCTATACAGTCCCATCCGTACCTATGTCACCCCCATCCCCAAGGGTGCTGCAATGATTGAAACCGTGATGATTGTGTTTGCCATTGGGGTATTTGCTGTATTTGCTACCCTAATGGCTTTTGCTCTAATACTTTACTTTTGGACAAATAAATGACATTCCTAGTAGCTAACATACCCCCCGTTAAGTGCTTTGTTCTTAAAGAGTACCTTTACAACCATGAGAAAGGTCACGGGGAATTAGAACCTTGTGTCTGGATGACCGCTAAAGCAATTAAAGGTCAAGCCTTTCGTATTGAGTCTATGTTGACTAACTACGGTGCGCTGTACGACAAACTACCTATTCACGCTTATGTGTGGAAGGAAGTAACCGAACCCCTGCCGCTAGACCATTTGCAAATTTGGGACTGTCTTTCTTACGACATGGCAGTAATTGAAAAGTCCAATTTACGGGGTCTGAAGGTCAAGTACTTTGGTAAGGATAAACAGTTTCACTTTGGCAACTACTTGTTTACAATCGATTTTGCTAGTCCTGATGCCAACCGCATAGATACTAGCTTTAGTGAAGGGGTGGAAGAACACAAATCCTACAACTTTATTAAACTAGATAATGGGCAATTTGCTTGCCAACCTAACAATCGTTGCCTTTGGTACGATGTATCTTTAGTCCCTGCACAACTCAAAACCCCTGATTTTAAGATACCTACAGAAGTCTACAGCGTTGAAAACCATGCTAAATGGTCAGCAAAAGACGAATGGTTTTATAACTTTGACGAGATAAAGCATGACTGAAAAACGATATTGCACAAGCTGCCAGGTGATGCGCCCAGCAGATTACGGCAAGATGATTAAGGCTGGAAAGATTAACAGGTGGAAATGTACTGCTTGTTTTGAACGAATTAACATACCAAAATACGCTAAAAAGGTGTCTAAATGAACGCTTATGACCTTGCAGATAGATTAGAACAGTTTTATACAGGCACGCATATTCAAAAAGCTGCTGAAGAATTGCGTAAATTGCAAAAAG